TTTTTTTTCTTGAGGTTTAACTTCTGGTTTTTCTATTACTTGTGCTTCAGCCATTTCATATTTCCTTTCATATTGGGGCTATCCGTAGCCTGTAAGGGGGGATAAGGTAGCCAATTATAATAATTTTTAATCACCTCTTATATTTGCATAAAAATCCTCCTGTGAACGAAGTTTTAAATCACCTTCTTTAAAAAAACTTTTTCTTGTTTCTTTTGCAAAAGTATTTATAGTTTGTTTAACTTTTCTTTTTGTTGTTTTTAATGTTTCATTAATAAATATTTGTTGTAATTGTTCAGGTGTTATTTGTTTTCCTTGCATAGCTGATTTTATGTATGCATTTGTTAGTGTTTGACTTGTTGTTTTAATAAATGCATATGTTTCTGGATTTTGATTTAACTTATCACCTAATCTAGTTTCAATACTATTACCTACTATATCAGATACACCATAAGCAACCATCATATTTCCTACACCTTCAGTAAATTCTTTACCTGTTATTAAATTCATAGCACCTTTTCTTAATCCCATAGATGCTAAGTTAACAGCTTGTTTATAATCTAAATTACTATTATCTGTTATAAAAGAAAAATCAGATTCATCAAATACATTAGTTACTAATTTATTTAAACCTTTTCCTAATCCACCTTGGGCTGCACCCATCATCATAGCTTTACCTACATCATCACCTGATACAGCAGCAACAATTCCACTAGTGATAGATCTATTAATAGCACCACCTGCCATTTCTCTAAATACACTATCTGTAGGTATATTAGCAAAAATAGTATTCCCCATTGTTGTATCTAAAACTTTAGATATTTGAGGAACTGCCATAGATGTTAAAATATTTTTACCAAAAGAATCAACAAAACTACCACCTTGTATCTCAGCAAAAGTACCATTAATTAAAGCACTACCAAATGCTTTACCCATTGCACCACTACCTAATCCTGCTGCTGATCCTAATTGTGCTGGAACACCATATGCTGCTAAAGCAATAGAAGCAACCATAGTTATACCTGTTAAATCTGTAGCAGTATCTGAATACTTAGGAACTATTAAAGCTTGTCCATCTTTATCAAACTGAATCATAAAGTCTGTCATACCTTCAGTTTGTGTAGTATTACCCCATCTTAATAAACCATCAGATTTATCTTGAGCATTACCATATCCTAGTACTCCACCATATTTACCTTGTACTACTTGTTCTCCTGTGTCTTTATTAATTAATATTCTTTGAACAGGAGGTTTAACTTTAGCTGTTACTATGTTTTCTTTAGCACCATATCCTAAAGAAGCACCTTCTGTTTCTTTTATATCTATTAAATCTTTAGGATCAATTGGTGTTTTTGTTTGTCCATATACACCTACAGTTGGTTGTGAATATCTATAATACTTATTACCTTCTTTAATTATTCTTTGTTCTACAGGTTCACCTTCTATTTCTTTCATTCCTAATTGACGTAAATCTTTTATACCTGCTTGTGATAAAGTTTCTGCCATATAGTCTGTAATAAAAGCTGAATCTTTTTGATGAGGATATTTATAACCTCTTTTTGCTAAATAGTTATTTTGATAATTTAATTGACTTACTAAATTATTTTTACCATCACCATCTGCAATAGTTTTATAATCTTCTGGCCCTGATATATAAGAAGAAGATTGCTGTATATTATTTTGTTGTTGTTGTATATTAGTTTTAGATTGAGGTAATAAAGTTTTTACATTAAAGTCTTTACCATATTCAGCTTCTAAAATACTTTTAGCATTTAACTTATTACCTGAACTATCTTTCAATAAATTTTTTGTTTGAAAGTTTGCACCATACTCAGCTTCTAATATATTTCTAGCTGTTGATTTCATCTTATTGCTTCTATAGGCATTTTACTCTGTGTCTGTGTGGCCATTTCTGACTCAACTTCTTTAATGATGCTATCAATATCTGTATCAAATTCTCCTGTGTCATCTTCTGTTGCTTCCTCCGAGTTACCCATTTGACCCATACGATCCATCTTATCTAAACCTTCTTTAGCTTCTTGTCTTAGTTTCATAAGATTATTTAATCCTATAAACCTAACTACATCAGCAGGAAATACAAACTCTCCTTCACTTAGCTGTGCAGGTATATCATCTCTAACTTCTTCTTGTGTAGAACCTACAGGTACATCATTACCACTTACAGGATCTACTGTACCACCTTCTTGTAGTAGTCCTCCTTCTTGCATATTTTGATAATTTGTTGTTTTTCCTTTAGCATTAGCATAACCTTGTTCTAGTTTTTTTCCAGCAGAACTTTGTTTATAGTTATTTGCAATAAGAGCAGCTTTCTCTGGAGATTCCACTTCTATAATTTGTCCTTCTTTTTTTAACTCATCCATCATTAAACCTAATGCTTTACTTCTTTCTGGAGAATTTTTAGGTTTTTCTAATGGCCTATATTTTTTTTCTAAATCTATTAAATAAGGTTTACCCATAGCATCTTTTTTAGCAATAATAGTTGGAAAAACAAAACCTTTTCCGTCTTGTTCAGCATGAGCTATTTTATGAGTAGCTACTTGCCTTCTTTGTTTTCCCATTACAGTTTTACTATCTAAAGATCCATCATCTATTGTAGGATAATTTTCTGGATTTCTCATTCTATCAATAAATAATTTATCTTTATTTGCTAGTAAAGTATCGTCAATATATTTTATTTGTTCTTTTGTTAAAGCAGATTTTTTTCTCCTTAACATTTTTTGGGTTTGATCTTTAGCCATTTTTATTTTCCTGTTCAGCATTTACATAATCTCTTAAATGCTTTAAGTACCTAATTGTTTTTACAGAACCCTGTGCCTTATAAATATCTATAGTATCAACTGCTTGTTCCATAGTCTTATGTTCCATCTCAGTTAAGAAATTTAACAACTCATTAAATGCTTTCCATTGAGTTGTATTATTTACAAACCCCTTAAGCTTGAGGAGGTGTTGGTGCTGCTGCTTGTTGTTGCTCATTTCCACTAAATCCTTGTTCTCCAGGTACAGGTACTTGTCCTACACCTATATTACCTCCACCACTTCCTGTAGGATCTGCTACATTAGGAACTCCTGGTGCTCCTGCTTGAGGTTGTCCTTGTTGCATTGGTGGTTGAGGTGGTTGATCTTGTTTCATTATCTCGGCTTGTCTTGCTGCTTCGTCCATATTATTAGTAACTTTATCTGGATCAAGCTCCATTGATTTAGCTATCTCTCTCATAATATATGAAAACTTAGCAAAAGGTGCTAGTGCTGGATTACTAGATACTTGTAAAAACTGCATAAGTCTTTGACTACGAACTTCATTAGCCATTAAACTTTCAGTACCTCTAGCTTTAACTTCTAAATCACCTTTAATTTCTTTATCATAATCAAACTGCATATTAAAACTAAAAAAAGCTTCACCGATAGGTCTTAATAAATAATCATCAACATTTTTAATAACTGTTTTTATTGAACCTGATGCTGCATTCATTAGCATACTAATACCACTTGCAGTTCTACCGACACCTGACACACCTGTTTGACCATGTGCAAATGATGGGAATCCTGTTGACTCATCTGCTAACACTCTTGCCTTGTCAAACAATTGCATGTTTTCATTAGATACGTTAGGGAACTTAGTGCCAAAAATTCCCTGACCTGGTGCACCTCCTTGTCTTCTAAATACCTTACCTGGATACACAGATAAATCTTGACCAGGAACCATGTTAGTTTCATCTACCTCAAATATAAGGTTACCAGATAAGACTGCATTATCAACTGCCATACGCATGAAACCATTCATCAAAGTTTGAGTATCATCCATGTTTTCTGCGATACCTATTCCGAATAAAGAGTAAGGGTTTAGTTCGTACGGAACTGCATAATACGGAATCTTAGCTGGTTTAAAAGGATTAAGTACAAGTCTAATAATTTTATTATTACATACCCAAATATTAGCTTGTAACTGATCTACATCTTTTAAAGTTTCAGGTATATCAACCTCATTCTCTTCTAAAAGTTTTGTATCTACTACTCCCCAAAACTCTAGTACTTCAAATCTATCTACTCCTTTATCAACTTGATAATCATTGAGATCATCTTCCCAGTATTTTTTATAATAAGATTCTCCCATTTCAATTACTTCATCAACTACAGCATTTCTAAAGAAAGGTCTTTTCTTTAATCCTCTTAATTGTGAACGACTCATTTTATGACGTTCAATAACATATTGAGCTTCATCCATATTATCAGCATCAGGATCTACATAAAAATTCCAAATACTTACATGAGATGTAAATGGCACAGTTTTAATACTAGGATTATATTCTCCATCATCACCCCAGTTAGGATATTCTTTATCTACTGCAAATGGGCCTTTCATTACACCTGTACCAAACAATGCCATTTCAAATGCTGTAGACCTTAATTGTTTAGATGCATTGCTTTCATCTAATTGATCTTTAATTTTCTTTTCCATTTTCTTAGCAGCAATCATTGCTGGATAAAATGTAGTAGAACTAGGAGTTGATCCTGTACCTTCTTCTAAACTTTTTATTTCTGCTAAGTCATCTTCTAATCCACCTAATCTTTCTCGTAAAGAATATATTGTAGCTCCTGGTGGTAACTTTTTACCATCACCTGCATATCCATATAGAGTATCCATACCTTTAGGCATTGGTGCTATCTTAGGTTTACTTTTTCCTTTAGGTGTTTTAGAATCAAAATGTACAGATTCAGCTACTCCTTCTGGAAGGATGCTAGGTTCTACACTTAATGGAAAGGTATTATTAGAAAATAGTACATCTGTTATTTGATTATAAGCAGCTAATACTTTAGTCTTAGTTACTTTAATAAATACTCTACTTTTTTCTGCTTCAGTAAACTGTACATCAGGGCCATATATACCACGATAGTTTCTGTATGCTCTAAGCCATCTTTCTTCATCTATTCTTCTAGAATCCTCTGCTTTAACATACTTTTCCATAACATGACTAATCATTGCATTAGCAATATTATCTTCAGGTAAGTCATTTTCTTTATCTTCTAAAATAACTTGTTTATCTGTTGTAAAATCTTCTTCCATTTAATATCCTTAATATCCCATTACAGGATCTGATGGTGTAAAACTAGAAGTTTTTGCAGTTGCAGGATCATAATCCCACAAGCTTGATCTAGGTCTACTCATTACTCCATATCGTAAAGCATCATACAAGTGATCCTCTGCTTTTGTATTTATATCCTCTGGATTATTTTTATCTAGAGGTAATACAGGCAGTTGTGCAATTAAATTTCTACAATTGCTAGTTATAACCAATCTTGGTTCTTCTGTAAACTCGTCTACTTGTAATCTTCTATGTATTTCATTCTTACCTGCTACTCTACTACCTGCACTTCTATCTGATGGCCTCCATCTACAACCCTCTGTAATCATAGTTTCTGCAAGTGATGGGCCTGTATCTCCTCTTTTATGCCAACATGAAGAATCAAGTACACCATATCGCATTGAATGATCATCTTGTTCTGCTTCAAGCACCATATTAGCTAAATCTTTAGCTAATACTTTACTAACATACAATTCTCTATAAACTATTAGCTGTTCATCAGGAGCTACAGCAAACCATAATACTGCTGAATAACTACCATATCCATAATCACAAGATCTAAACTTAGTCCAACTCCCTGGCATAGGTTCTTCTTCAATTACATGTATTTCTCTGTTAAATTCTGTAAATGCTGCACCTTCAGATACATCCCAATTACCATCTAACAATTGTTTTCTTTGATTTTCTGGTAATGATAGCAACATTGTTTCATAATCACCCTGTTCTGCTAGATATGGATTATCAGATAGTATTGCTGGTATAAACTTACGTTTAAATAAAGGCTGTCCTTCTTTACTATGCCCTTTTGGGTACGTTAAAGTCTTACCTGTTTCTATATCTGTAGCCCAAAATGACTCATTAGGCTTTGCAGGGTCAATAAACATCTTCTTTACCCATGAATGACCAGGGCCACCGGGGTTTGTTGTAGCTCTAGCATATACAGGTAAGTCTGATGCAGTACTTCTAATCCTTGATCTCATATAATTCCAAGGAAAAGGTGTAGGCCATTGAGTTAATTCATCAAACCCTACCCAACTAAATGCTAAACCTTGGTATCTAAGTACATCTTCATCTCTATCAAGATATGAAAACCATAATCTTGCTCCATTTGGAGCTACCCATTGCATTTTTCTTTCTGACCACTTAATACCTGGGTATATCTTAGGATACATTTCTTGACTTTTCCAAATCAATTCTCTTAATTCTTCTGTTGTATGTCTTAATAACAATCCACTAAACTGTGGATGAGCCATATAACGTAGTGGATCGGCTAACATAGCATAGGATTTACCACCCCCTGCTGCTCCACCATATAAAACTTCTCTTTCACCTGCTGCTAGGAATCTAGTTTGAGGCCCAACATTAGGTTTAAATACTATATTCTGCTCAGATATATCTACACTAGCACTAACAGATACTTCTTGCTCCATTAATTTGGGCTTTAAGCTTTTTTTCTTCTTTGTAACCTGTCGTTTTTTCGTATTTCTTTGCGAACTCAAGGGCTTTTTCGAGCCTTCTGGCCCATTGCCTAAATATTTGAGCTTTCCTTTTGTTTGTTCCTTCATGCTTTATACGTTTTAAAAGTCCTGTATGTGTTATAGATCTACCTGTTACATTAGTTAACCAAGCAGCTACTTTTCTAGATGAATATTGTTTAAGATACTTTTTAGCTTCTTGTAGTGCATTTAATTCTTCAGGTATTGGATCAAAAATATAATTATCTTCTTCATTTAATTTATATCCAAACGGAGCTACTTTAGAGTTTTTAATATTTGGTATAGATATATACTCTGTTGTATTCTCTGGTTGAGGTAATATATACAAACCTATTGTAGGTAGCTTCTCTCTCACTCTTCTTTATCTTTAGGTGGCAATATCATTAAACCATTACTAGCTTCTACATGAAGCTTTTCAGTTTTTGCCAAACCTACCCTATCTAATAAATCTTTAGCAGCTACAATCTTTTCTCTTAATCCTAACTGTGTAGGTTCTACCATGCCATCAACTAATGACATGGCAGCTCTGGGTGAATTTCTAGCCATAAATAGTTGAGTACTTTCAAGTATCTCTTCTTTTAATGACTTAACTATTTCTGTTGTAGAATTATTTTCTGAATAACCTGCTAACCTTTTAGCCTCAACAACACTACCTCCTGCCTCATCAAATAAAACATCAAGAAACTTTTGTTGTTTTTCAGTTAAAGTTCTCATGTTACTTTTCTGTAGCTTCTTGTTTTTTTGGCGATCTTACTAGGTTGAGAAACGAATTGTTTACCTTGTTTAATACCTTTTCGTTTTGCTCTACTAGTTGCTGCATATTCTTGTGCTGATAATCCAGCAATTGCTTTAGCTGGGAGATACCTTTCTCCTGTAGCTCTACTGCCTTGTGTACTAGGTTTTCCACTTTTAGTCCTCCATTTTTGTTTAGTCCAAGATTTTAAACTTCTTTGTGATTTAGCTAATGCCATATTATTTTTTTCTTTCTTTAGTTTTTAATTTCATAGCATTAATAAACTTTCTATATACAGCAGCAGCTCCTACTTTTTTTGCTACCCTAGCTCTTTGTTCCATAGCTATTGCTGCTTGTATCTTGTGTGCATGAGTTTTACCACTTTTTTTAATAATTGCAACACTACGTTTAGCATCAGCTTCCGTAACAAACTTTAAACCTTTGATCGTACCTTTAGGATTCTCATCTGTATATAAATCAGAATGTTTCTTAGATCCTTTAGGTTGCCCTTTCTTTCTAGGGATTCTAGCATTTGATGTCAACCTCTGTACCCACCACCTGCTTTTTTATATTTTTGTGCGACCATTTGGGCTTTTCTTGCCGACCATTGTCCAGGTGATCCACCTTTGCCACTGGCCTTAACTTGATTAAATATTCTTTTACGCAAAGATGGTTTCGTATAGTTTCCAGCTGCATTTACTGTACTCTTTGGTTTATTAGATCTTATTGCCATTATAATATATCCAATTTAAAGTTTTCTATTATACCAACTATTATTGCTGGTATTATGATTATAAAAAATAATATTAATCCCATATCTTCCTTTACCTTAGAGGATCAAAAAACTCCTCAGTTGATACTGTTAATGTAAAATTACTAGTAGCCCCAGTTCCTGCAAAAGCTACTAACTGATCACCACTATGTAATGCTAACTGATCTCCATCTAATACATTAGTAATAGAACTAGATTCCATTCTTAATCCAGTAACTATAGTATTATATGCAGATGCTGAGTTATCAAATAACTGAACAGAAACTTGTTTGTCACCACCTGCCCCTGAACTAACTAGTAATAATTTAACTAAAGCTGTAAAGTTCGTTGGGCATGTATACAAAGAAGTAGCATTGGCTGTACCAACAGTAGAAGATACATTAACAACTTCAGTTATAAATTTACTACTACTGTTATTTACTATTGGCATTTATTATCTAGCTTTTCTTTTCATTAATTTATGAACTAATTTATTTTTAATACTGGGTTTAACCATAGTGGTTGTTTTTCCAATTTTTGTTTTTGTTACACGTTTATCTTTACCTTTAGTTATTTTTTTTAATTTATTAATTTCTTTAGGTATTTCTTTTAATCTTTTACTTCTTTCTTTTTCTTGTTTTTTTGTAAAACGAGCTTTACCTTTTGAATCATAAGCACCAAATAATGCTCTTCCAGCTTCAATTATATATTTTTCTTTTTCTAACTTTTTTATTTGTCTTTCATATTTTTTAGTAGGTGTAGGTTTGGATTGAGTAGGCATTTCATTCCTTATATAAATTATTAAATGTTACTTCAGGATCTGTATAACTATCATCTTGTTCTGCACAATGTATATATTGGCTAGGTCTAAAATCAGGTGCTCCCTCACCAGTAATCCAATATGCAGGGCTTGTTACTCTAACTCTATTATTAGGTAAAGCTACTACATTGCCTTTCCATTCACCCTCAGTAAGTATCATTACATGTGATTGTTTATGCTGTGCTGGATCATCTGCAACCTGACTTTCTGTAAAGTCTACTGTAAACAAGTATCTAGCTTTATAAAAATCTCCATCAATCTTACAAATCCAAGGGCTAGGGTTAGCTCTAGCAAATCTAACAATACTGTGATGATGTGATGGGCAATCCCAAGGTTGAACTAAATGAGTAGGCATACGTTCAGGCCACTCTTCTAATTCTATATCTCCAACTAAAGCACTAATAGGCATCCTTGCCCACATTGCTCCACCATGTACATTTTCCTGACTACCATCATCAGCTTCACAACCTGTAAACATTACCTGAAAGCTTAAACTTCTATCAGGCATTGTATTTACAGCCATAACTATTGCATGTACAAACTCACCATGATAGTTATTATGTCCATTAGTAAACTCTTTTCTGATCCAACATTTAAATAATGGAATGTTGTAATCACTTAAATCACTTATTAAATATGCCATTGAACTCTATTTCTTTTTTAGTCTGCTTCTTATTCCTAAGAATGAAGGATCATAGTAATCATATTTATCATACTTACTTACTAATTTACTAGGTTGTTTAGCTTTTTTATTACGTTGTAATCTTTTCTTTTTAGCATTGGCAGCAGCCTGATCTTTTAGTCTTTCTCTTTTTCTTAATTCCATAGCTCTTCTATTTTCTTCAATAAGCCTTTTTCTTCTTTTCTCTCCAGCATCAATTGTACTAGTTTGAGCATTATTATTTTTATTATTTTTAATATTTTTATTATTTTTATTATTTTTAATATTTTTATTATTATTATTTGGTTTAGTTTTTGTAGGTGTTACTTTAGGATCTGATGTTAAAAATGCTAAAGCTCCTGCACCTAAACCAATAACAGCAGCAGCTATTTTTAATTTATCTTTTAATGTTCTTTTTTTAACAGGATCTTTAGTATTTTTATAATCTTGTTTTAATTTATTAAACTCTTTAGTTTTTTGTTCTTTTTTAGCAACATTTAATTTTTTTAATTGTGCACTTTGTCCTGATGGCCCTTTAGGTATTAAAGATTTTCTTTTACCTATAGGTAATCTTTTACCTGTAGCTTTATCAATATTGCCTTTTATACTACTAGGTTTACTTGTAAATTGAGGAAGCTCTTTTGATTTAGTAACATCTTTCGTTAATTTTTTAGGTGCAGCTTTACTAGGTATCTTCTCTGCTTCTTTTAAAGATTTAAGTGCTGCTTTTTCTTTTGCAAGTTTTACTTTACCTGGACTTGTAAATCTAGCTGTTTCTTTTCCTTGAGGAGAAAGAACTTTTCTTTTCTCCTTTTTTTTCATAATATTAGGTTTACTTGTAAACTTAGGAAGCTCTGATACTTTTTTCTTAAATGCCCTATCCTCAAATCTTTTTATGAGAGCATCTGTTCTAGGATCTTTACCTTTTACTTCATTAATAGCTTGTCTAGTAATTCGTTTTAATTCAGCTTCACTACCAGCTTTTCTACTAGCTTTATCATATTTCTTTAATTTAGCTTTATCTTTTTTAAATAATGTTTTATAAAGTGAATTAGCTAATCTTGTTAATTTATCAAGCAGCATTTGTTTCATCAGACTTCCTTATAGGTTAATTACTTCTTTTTTTTCTTACTGTTAAACTTATCATATTTATTTTTAAATTGTTTTAAAGTAGGCATTGGCATTGCTCTTGCTTTAATATTAGGATACTTTTTTTTAAATTTTTTAAAAAACTCACTTGAACTAGGCATCCGTGATCCTTCATAATTAGGATACTTTTTCTTAAATCCTTTATCATCAAATTTTAGTATAAAAGGATTTTTAGGATCTCTCTTTATAAATAATTTAAAATCAGGCATTGATACTGCTTTTGCTTTACTATCTACTTTTTTTTTTCAATACTAGTACCTTTACTAGCTCTTACACCTTTAGTCTGTGCATCTCTCATACCTTTTTTATAACCTTCCATAAACATCTTTTCAGCAGGAGTCATAGTTTTAGGTTTAGGTCTTGTAGGTCTTGAAGGTTGCATAGCTCCTGTAGGTCTTGTAGGTCTTGAAGGTCTTGAAGGTTGCATAATTGAAGATCTTTTAGCAGGGCCTCTTGGCATAGGTTTAGTTTTTTGTTGAATTGCTAGAGTACCTTCTCTAGCCATTAGCTTTTTCTTTTTAGCTGCTGTAGTACCACCAATAGAATAACCTTTTTTCATGCCTACTCCACCACCAGCATAGCCTTTTTTCTTCATGGCATTACCACCTTTTGCCATTTTGCCAACTCCATCCATAGCAAACTTTGGTATCATCTTGCCTGTCTTTGGATCTTTTGCCATAGGCATCCCACCAGCAGCCATCATCTTCTTTTTCATAGTGCCACCTGCCGACATCATCTTTTTTTTCATACCTACCCCACCAGCAGCATATCCTTTCTTTTTCATGTTACCACCAGCAGACATCATCTTCTTCTTCATCATCTTGAGCAAACTCCTTTAGGATTTAATTAGCATTTCCATCTTCTTCTAGCTTGACGTATACGACTATTAGGATCTTTGGCAGCTTTTGGAAACTTCTTCATTTGACCTAATGATCTAGCACAAAATGATTTACGTCTTTTAGCATCCTTCGATCCCTTCTTAACTTTACCTGTAACAGCAGTCTTTAACTTAGAACCAGGATTAGCTTTACGATATGCAGCTACTCCTTTTGCAGTCATACCTGCACC